ACGATATCGCCACCAATTTGAACCCAACTACCTTCCTTGTATTCGTAAAGACGGGTAAGTCCCGCATTTGTACCCCCAGAGTCACTTTTTGGGGCACCGACAAGTAGACGGTTTCCATCATTGGAGAGTGAGATGGAATGACCGGTCCATTCATCTGCGCTACCACCATCTATGTCTGTACCCACCTGAGACCACACCCCATCACTGTAAGTGTATACTCTTACATGACCCGCGGCGTCGCCGGCTCCATCGTTTGTATGTGCACCAATTGCAACCACTGTACCATCACTGGAAAGTGATACGGATTTCCCAGAAGAGTCCGCTGCAGCTTCGCCATCTATGTCTGAACCCACCTGAGACCATGACCCACCACTGTAATTGTATACCCTGACGTGACCGGCACCGCTACCGTTATTGGTTGCGCCAATGGCTACATAGGTGCCATCGAGTGATATAGAGACGGACCCCCCAAACAAATCTCCAGCGGCTTCACCTGCTATTGTAGTTCCAAGTAAAGTCCAGGTTCCCGAAGAATATTCATACATGGATACATTGCCATTGGTGGTACCGGGTATACCAACGGCTACAATTTGACCATTACTTGACAGCGAGACAGAGAATCCAGCTTTCTGATTCACCCCACTACCGATAATATCATCACCATATTTAGCCCATGCACCCACCTGGTACTTGTAAATACGTACACGACCCGCGTCTGCACCACCCTCATTATTGTATGGTGCACCGATAGCTACATGGGTACCATCTGAAGATAGAGAAACTGAATATCCAAATTGATCACCACTTCCACTCCCAGCTACATCATCACCATTTTCACCAGTTATATCCGAACCCAGTTGTGTCCACGTTCCATTGGTGTAGGTGTATATGCGCACAAACCCCGGGTCTGTCCCCGTATTTTGGATACATCCTATGGCTACAATTGTACCATCCGATGATATGGATGTGGAAAATCCAAAATCAACACTGGAAGTTACATTCACATCGGCACCCACCTTATTCAACACCAAGTCTGGATATTCCAGGGATAGCAATGAATTGTTGTACAGATTACCAGATAGATTGATATCTCCATCCACATCGAGTGTATGTGATGGGGTTGCGGATCTAATACCAACACTTCTGGTTGAGGAGTTCACAAATAAAGTATTCCCAGATTCAAAATCCGCGGTCCCCAAGTTTACAAAGGTGGTCACACTTTCTTTATAGACTCTGACACTACCTATATCTGTGCCACCATCGTCGTTCAAGTTTGCACCGACGACAACCTGTGTACCATCCCCAGATATTGCCACGGATTTACCAAAATTGTCGCCGACATATTCACCCGTTATGTTAGGGATTATCTTATTCCAAATACCTGAGCCCGCGAAAAAATTGTAGACTCGAACATTTTCCACCCCGATGGCACTTGCAACCAATCTATTGCCATCGTTAGACAATGAAACATCCCACCCAAATTGATCTCCCTCACCCTCACTCTCAATACCTGGACCCACCTTTGACCACCTACTGTCTGAATATCCATATACGTTTACACTATTATGCCCACCGATAGCCACGCTGGTACCATCACTGGACATGGAGACGGATACTCCCAATTTATCCCCAGCCGTTTCCCCATCTATCGAGTTCCCCAACTGTGTCCATGAACCACCCGTGTACTCGTATACACGAACCTGTCCGAAAAGGAAATTAGAAACACGAATCATGGTGTCTCTAGGTGGTATATAACCGGGTGTGTATCCATTCAGGGACAGTATGGTTGCCACGGATGTTCCGTATAGAATCTCCAGAGCTGTAAAGGTATCTTCATCTCTCCATCTGTGCAGTGCCAATTTGTCTCCATCACTTTGGTACGCGCCTATAGCTACACGGGTACCATCATCCGACATTGAGACTGACCATCCAAAGTTGTCGCTAATTGCGTCACCGTTGATGCTGGAACCCACCTGTGTCCAGACACCTCCCGTGTACTGGTATACTTTAACACGACCAGACTGGTACTTACCTGAACCACTACTACCCGGTGCCCCTGTGGCTACAATCCAGGAGGGTGAGGCTGTTCCCCGAGCGAGTCCTACGGACCACCCAAACTTATCACCCACTGTTTCACCAACGATATCGGTGCCTATTTTATTATAACTAACACTACCATCGTATTCGTATATTCGAATGACACCTGTGTTTGTGTTGTAGCTATACCCACCTGCGGCTATAGTATGTCCATTATTTGACATAGAAACCGCAGAGCCCGAAGATGGATCATCTATATCACTTGTACCTCCACCAAGTAAGTTCCATGAGCTCGTTGAAGTACTGTACGTGTATACGCGCACGTGTTCCGCGTTGGGGGCACCGATGGCTAAAAATAAACCATCTTCGGAGGTGGCCACTGCAAACCCTGAGTTATCCCCAGCGGCTTCACCATCGATATCTGTTCCCAATTGAGACCAGGATGTCGTACTCTTAAATACGTTGCCTGTGAATGTTATATCTCCCTCTACGTGGAGGGCTGAGGTTGGCACCACCGTCCCTATCCCAAAGTTCCCCAAGGAGTCCAACTTGACACGTTCGAGACCCCGAGTTTTTAGAGTTATATTTTGATTAGAAATGTTTGAGGTTGAACCACCCATAGAGATTTCAGAGACCTTGGAGGTCGCTGGATTTGAGGTTTGACCAGCTTGTAGTTTGAGTCTATGACCCCCATCTTCGACGGTGGCTTCAGTCTCCTCTGTGTCTGCATGTAAAAGGCTTGTTCTGGGAATGGTAAATGTTAGATCTACATCCTGTTCCACACCAACTTGGTCTGTGCGTGTAGCTGATTGTATAGGCTTGGCGTCTAATGCCCGCGTGTAAATTTGTTCTGCGAGTACAAGACTTCTCGGCATCACCACTTACCATAGTATCCGAAAGTTATTTGACATGGATGACACCATCTCAGAAGACTTTTAGTTTTATGTGATACATCTTACCTTAGTATGTGAATGTAACTTCATCTACACCACCTTCAGTTATTTTTACAACTTTACCATCACTGTGTTCTGAAATGAATTCGATAAATACGTTGTAATTCCCCAGCTGTGATAGCGTCCCCGATGGTTTAATAAAGAGGGTTGTTGGATTGGTCGTCACAACCGAAGACCATGGGTTTGTATTCGTGTTTCCAAATACAGAGGCAGGGCCCTTGGCTACATTCAGGGGTGTCCCACCAGTTCTATGTCCACCACTTGCTTCTATGGATATCGTACTCACTTCATTATCGGCTTGGATCAGGTGAGCTACGATTTTAGCGTAGAATACATGTTGTGAAAAAACGATTCCAATAGTTGCTGCCGTTGGGGTAGCTCCACTTCCCATATCACCCGTGAAGCTGTACGTTTTTTTAGTGACACCCCCCGTGTTTGTAATGATACCACCGGTTGCTATGAATGCAGTATCGGTGTTTGTAAACTGGATCACATTGGATGTGGTGTTTCCATTATCAGAGACATCTTGGAGGGTAGTGACGAGCCCGGTGAGTTTGCTTCCATCACCGTAGTAGCTATCTGCCACCACATTTCTAGTGACGACGAGGACATTGGACCCCACATCGTCGACGTAGAGGTTGGATCCTACATTTAGAGTGTGGTTAGTTGATACATTGGCTATACCGACATTTGAGGACGTCGTAAGTTCCCCGAGAACATCCAGGGTTTCGTTAAAGGTTGCATTATTTTGAACGACGAGATTACCTCTTAGATCTATGAGCAATCTATGATCCGGATCTTCGTAGTGTAAGATGTGATTGTCGGTGAATGTGTTTTGTGTGTAGCTCATAGAAAATCTATGTTCATCGGCGTGGTAGATGAGGGCAACGTTGGCGTACTCCCCGTCGTCTTTATGTTCCATCATGATACCCGTGTCCAGGTTGTGGACGGCATTATTCGCCCCGATACCGAAAATACGATCTTCTATGGTGACACTTGTAGATGACACGACTGTGTTGTTACCACCGAGTGTTATGTTCCCCAAAAATTCAGCTTCGGATGCAGAGATTACATAGGTCCCCCCAGAGGTTACGTAGACTGGTGATTGAATAAATGTGCCATCATTGTCGACCATGGGTAGGTATTTATTGACGGAATCTGCGAGACCAGATACGGAGATGTTTGAACCAACTTCCAGGTTCGCGGTGGTCACTAGACCGGTGGTGGCATTTGTAAATTGAATTGTATTTGAGGTGGTGTTCCCAGTGTCTGTGACCTGTTGGAGGGTTTGGAGTTTGGTCAGAACGTCTGCGGGATCCATTTTTTCAAATGTGTTTCCGCCACCATTTGTATAGATGTGTGGAGGTTGGGTGGTGACTACCTGAGCGTTTGGAATGGCATTTACACGACCAACGCCGGTGACATCAATGACACCCGTAGATGCGTGAGGTTTAACTACGAAACCAACATTCTGAATGAGATCAGTTTCAGCTTGAGGTGCCACATTTGAGATACCACCAGCTACGACGTTACTCACATAGACGGTTTCACTAGATACGAAGTCGTCTGTGTTTAACCCATCGGCTCTACCAAATGTGACGATAAGACCGACATCATTTACAGTCAAATCTTGATAGGCTACACCCAATGCGGGCATGGTGGTTGAACTATCCGATCGAGCTTTCCGTACATCGACAATATTATTACCCGTATGCCCTACCCCATATACGACATCACCTTTACTTATTGTTTCTAGTGCCTTAGCTTCTAAAAATGTATGATTTTGTAGCTGATTGGTCCAATTTGTGCCATCGTACACGAGTATATCTTCATTTTGGGCGGTGGTCAGTGTTACGTTTGCCAATTGATTCAAATTTACTTCGACATTGGAGATGAGGTCAGTGGTGAAGGCGGTGTGTGCATTGGTGAATTGGAGGGTATTGGAGGTGGTGTTTCCATTGTCGGATACGTCTTGGAGGGTCGTGACGAGACCAGTGAGTTGGCTACCATCACCTAGGTAGGTGGTGGCTGTTACATTCCCACCCACGACGATGTTACTCACCGTGACTAGACCCGTGGTTGGGTTTGTAAACTGAACCACGTTGGATGTGGTATTCCCCTGATCGACGATGTCATTTAATGTTGCTGCGATGTTGGATAGGAGTCCACCATCACCTAGAAATGTTGTGGCCGTCACATTGCCACCAACCACTATGTTACTATCGACTACGAGTCCCGTGGTTGGGTTTGTAAACTGAACCACGTTGGATGTGGTATTCCCCTGATCGACGATGTCATTCAATGTTGCTGCGATGTTAGAGAGGAGTCCACCATCACCCAAAAAGGAGGTGGCTGTCACATTACCACCAACCACTATGTTACTATCTACAACGAGTCCCGTGGTTGGGTTTGTAAACTGAACCACATTTGATGTGGTGTTTCCATTGTCGGATACATCTTGAAGGGTCGTGACGAGCCCTGTGAGTTTGCTTCCATCTCCATAGTAGGACCCGGTTGTCTGTACATTCCCGGTGACGACGAGGACGTTGGAACCCGTGTCGTCTACGTACAGGTTGGAGCCCACATCCAGGGTGTGTGAGGGTGCACCGTTAGCTATACCAACATTGGAGAGGGTTGTAAACCCCACGAGTGTATTATTAAACGACACTGTATTTGAAGTGACGTTTCCATTTTTTACGGCTGCTTCGAGATCAAAGTCCAAGATATCCTCTGCGACAGCGCCAGAGTCCATGACTTCTTTGGTGGTCTGGTTGTATGCGAGAATCGTGATACTCCGATCTCCCAAATCTGTGCGTTGGCGGAGGGGTGTCATGTAGACTGAGCCCTCGGATGAGGCATTGATGGCTTGATCACTGGCATTGAAAACAATTGTATTTTCAGCCTGATCTTCTAAACAATTTTTACCAAACCTAATTTTAGTGGATCTCTCCACGGTCGGTAAGTTCTTAACCATTTAATATAGATTGGTATTTTAATTTGCGTACAGGAGACCGGCCATACCATTTTCCACCCGAAGTATATTGTAGTTGACTGCGTATATGGGGTGATTGATGGGCATCGTTTCGCTCATTATTTTGACTGAATTGAGGCGACTAAAATTGAGTGTCCCGGTGGGTTGGAGGGAACTTGTTGAAAGACAAAAACAGTATAGAAAAAAGTCGGGTGAAGTCACAAAGTTTGTGTGATAATAGTTCATGACATCTATAAAATGTGGTTTCCCCCACCTATAGTTGCTCACATCGATCCCATTGATGTTCAACTTTACTTTATTTTGGGGGGAAGTGAGGGCGCCGTCTGTCGTGGTGTCTGAGGATGCGAGGTATTTCACTGGGTGATTGAATGTGAGTTCTTGAATGAGTTGGTGGGAGGCGATATTCTTTTGGACTTGGGTGATGAGAAGATCATGTTTTCGGGTGGCGAATTGACCCCGTTCTTCGTTATCCAGGTAATAATAGTTTGCAAATAATTCCACGTTGTAAGAGCTGGCGGCTGGTCCCCAGTGAATTCTGATCTCAACATTGTGGTAATTTAGGGCTACTAGGGGGAGTGCACACTGTGGTCCCTCACAGAAGAAGAACCGTAGGGGGTAAAAGTACGATCGAGCACTCACCCCAGGGTGTGTGCCACTTGAACTTTTAGAGACGTTTTGGGCGAACGTATCGATGGCAATTTTTTCGGTAAAGATTGAATCTTGGCAATCTATGACGGAGCCGCCGATGAGAAGTTCCACTTTATCGATGATGGTGTCCCACCTCTGTATATCGAGGGCTTGGGTTGTATCATCCATAGTAAAATACGCGTACCCGAGAAGATCGCCAGAACGTTCGAATTGAACGCTGGACATCGAATTGTTTTTCACCGCTCCATGGATGGTTTGTTTTTCGATGGACTGTGAAAAATTAGCATGTCTTTTGAATGTTGAACTAAAGAAGGATATTTCCGGGTTGCCCACAATATATTCATCCTGGGCACCTATAGCGATCAATTGAACAATACCAGCAGACATGGTATACTACTCTAAGGGGAGAAAATTACAGATTGGGTTTTCTACACACGAAGCGGAGGACTATAAAATTATTTTCGGCGGGACTTGGTGGTTTAATGAGAAGACCATCCTGATTTCTTATTTTAACTGTTAAACGACTAATTGTTCGAATGGGATTTATATACTGGGTTACGATTGGATAGTTGTCTCTAAAACTAATTATTCCAATATCATCAGTTGTTACGAGGCTCGCAAAAGAACCCCTTATCATACTCATGTCAGACTGCCCCGTGAGAACATTTGATGCTCGGTCAGAGAAAATGGAATCAAGTTCTTCTATAGAAATATAGCAGTGTTCACTCCCATTTGACGGGGTAACTGTGTTAATTCGAGCGGCAATAAGTCTAGCCTGAACAACATTGTGAAGTGGTTGGTTCAAAAAACATGTAAATGTATTTGCACTGGACTGACCAATTGTATCAACTGTAATTGTGTGATACTCATAATTGAGATCAGGAATCATCTCTGTTGGCGATGTGATGAGAGCCATATATAGTTAGTTTAGATTAAAGATCCACCGATTCCTTCGACAATCTTATAGGAAGCATGGTCACCTACAAGCTTTTGGGCGCCACAGAGACCACCTGGGGTTAGGCTCTTGGTGTAGGGGCTGTCTTCCTTACCGGATCCTGGTACACAGTCCATGCGGTTCTCGAGGTCGAAGATGGATTCATCGCTGACAATCTCGATCTCGATTGGCTTGGGCTGGTATTTGCTGCTTTTCCTCATGATACCTAGAACAGATATGATTGAGAAAAGTATGACGATGGAAGTGATAGCATTCCTATTGGTCTTATTGAACTTGAACATTTATAATGTATCAACATTTTTTATAAACTGCGTTAAAGGTAATTTTTTTAGTTTCTACATAGAGAGTAGATGGATGAAGAAATAGTCATCGACCGCGGACACACGACTGTAATGAAATTAGACGCCGATGAACAGGCCCTGATGGATGAGATTGAAATTTCAGCCCCACGTCCTCAGCCGGTCCCCAGACCCGCTCCCTATCGACCCCAAAGACCTGTCCACCAAGAACAGGAAACGATGGATGCCTTTGTAAACCCCAATAAGCAGACGGCCCCACGGCAACCTATGCAGGAGGAGGAGATTGATTATGGTGAGGATGAACCTATGTTTTATGATGATGGGGAGCCCCAAATGAATGGCGCACCCCCAGGTGAGCAACCCTCTAAGGGATACACATCGGTGGATGAGGAGAAGTCCGATCTCATCAACAAGTTGGCACGCCTCGAGAAGAAGGGATTCGCTGTGAACAAACGCCTGAATGCATACTCAAATGTGGAGGAACTCAGGGCTGAGGTTAAGAGGATTACCTACAGCATAGATGTGGAGCAGTCTATTCGTTTCTCTAGGCGAATGCTGGTGGCGTGTGTGACTGGTCTCGAATTCCTCAATAAGAGGTACAACCCTTTCGAGATTCAATTAGAGGGGTGGTCTGAGTCTATCATGGAGAATGTT